AACAGCCATTCTGTTACTTGCTGCTACTTGCTCAGGAGTCAACCCTTGCCCCCCAACGCCTGGTTGACCACCCAGCCGCATTGCTCCTTTCCCCGTTGACTGCATACTCTCAGGAGTTGCTGGAAGGGAAGGGCCTCTCTGCCAGTCTGGTCTCAATGAAGGCTTCATTAGCTTTAGAAGAGAGTTTTCAAAAGCCTTTCGTGGTTGACGAGGAGGAGTCGATGGTGTGTCAGAAACCTTCGCAGGGGGGATTCCGAAGGGACGTGGTGGATTTCTCCTTCCTGGCTTATCTGGTCTATCTTGCCTTCTAGGGGGCTTTATTGGCTCATCTAGCTCCAGTCCACCAGTGTCTGCGGGGTATGTCCTCAGAGCATTGTGACTCTTTACAGCTTTTTTAATAACCTTATTAGACTTATACAAAAAATTATCTATTAACATAGTATCTAGTACTCCTTATACGTATTCCTAAAGATTTAGAAAGCATCTTTAGAAGACTACTTTGCACGGTTTTTACTCCTAAGGCATATTTCCCCAATCCCTAAGCTCCCGTTTAGCTGATGCCCTAATGTCTCCCCCTACTCTTTCCAAGAAGTTTCCAGATTTTCGCTTACCTGATACCCCAGTCAAAACGTCCTTTGTTCCTTGCATTCCCTTTTGCCCCAGTCTCTTTAACCATGGAGGTCTTCCCCTAGGTTTACCCCCTTCTGGAGTCCGACTAGTCTCAGGATATTGCTTGCCCATAAAATTCATAAACATTTTTTGGGCAGAGCCAGCCTTCTGTCTAGCCTTGGCCTTATCGGATTTATCGTAGTCTGGAGCATCTTCATCTAGCCTATCTCCCAAGGCTTCTCCAGCTTCATTAACTACCCAAGGAGGAAGATTGTGTATTGGAACACCATCTTCATCTGTTTCCGTTTCTACTACTGGAACATAACGCATACTTTCATAAGATTGTTCTGATGGAAATCCATATTCTCTCAGAAGTTGTTCATGTTCAGCCTTACGTCCTGCTTCATTATTAAGTGTAACAAAAGCTTCCTTGGTTGACAAGGGATCTTTGTGTTCTTTCTGCATCCAAGATGCAAAAGATTTATTAAAATTAATAGTACCATCATCATTTGAGTGCATAGGCATTCCCTCTTTAGGTTGTGTAGGACGTACTTTGTTTTCAGAAACTAAGTTCACACCAAGAGCTTTATCGGGGAGTGTTCTCTCAGCCTTTAAAATCTCAAATCCTGCTCCCTGATTAACTCCCTTCTCACAGATTGTAACCTCTGCTAATTCCATATCGTCTACTTGTAAATAGGGAACTAATCCTTTAGTCATGTTTTGAACCTTAGTAGCACTTCCAGCAATGCTATAAGATTTTAACATTCCCTTATGAATTTGCTCTGATACCTTTTTAGCAATAGCAGTGTCATCACGTAATTCACAAATAAAAAATAATCCGTGATCATTGACACCACTTTTAAAAATCTGCCCACCCTTAGAAATGTAGGCTGGTAAAGCCCAGCCTACTTGTACATCTGAGTGTAGCACCATGACATTACGAGTTCTGTCATTAGCCATAAATTTTTGAAAAGCTCGTTCTAAAGCTCCAGTAGTAATCAAATGTCCTTCTCTATCTACTAGAGAAATAGAAGCAGGGCCACCAATAACAACTGGTTCATTATCCTCTTTTTCAGATTGTTTTCTGGCAGCTTCAGTATAAGCAGGACTATTGGGGAAAGCTCTAGCTAAAGTAAGTATTTCGGCTTTAGAGGACATTCCTACCTTAAACAATTTAGCAAATTCGGCAAGAGCCTCTTTGATATCCTCCATGGATACTTTACCAGATTGAGCTTTTTCTAACCATAGAACAGAGGCATCATCAGCTACTTGCTGATAACGATTTAAATTAGAAGATGAATGAGCAATTTCAGAAGCATTTATATAAGCCATTAGCCCTCATGTACTCCATATACTACTCCATATACTTGAGTACTACTTCCAGAAGCTAATGCGGATATATTAGTACGTACATCTATGGGCCATGGAGTTTCCCACGTTTCTCCAGCTTTCAATAAGACACCCGTAGTTGCGCTTGCGGTAGTATCTAAAGCAATGTATACTGTTTGAGAACCATGTCCATTCTTTAATTTGAATCCTCTTATTACACTAATTCCTGCTCTTCGTTTAGAAGGGGAAAGGTGGGCCGTACCAAACCATTCATAATTTAGGCCAAGTGAACCATCTACATAAACTTGAACAGTACCGTCTCGACGTTGTTCGACACCAAATTTATCTACGTAAAAATTGATATCGTGTCGAGTAACTGATACTACCGCTATTCGATATGCCGCAGCTATTCGATCTGCAATTCGATAGCTAAGAATCACTCTTTGAAAACTAGTAGACAAACTAATAGTATCACTATTAGCTAATACAACCCCATCACTGTCTTGAATTTCTAATCTAACATCTCCTGATGCAGACGCTCCTCGTACTTCAGCTTGAACACAAATATGAGTACCTTCTGTATGTCCCGCAAAAGTATGCGTCCAATAAAACCCTTCTCCTGCTGCGGAGTTGGCGGGATTAACTAGAAGTGAATTGCTACCAGATGCAGCCTGGGCACTACTTTGAGATATTGCAGAACCAGATGCAGTGAATTCTGTGATAGTAGCGTGTTCAACAGAGGGATTCTTAACGAGGTTGACAGAGGGTATTCCCCGTGCTACACTCAGCAAGTCAACTGCTGAAGTACCTACACTAACATCAATAGGAATATACTTATTCCAAACATGGACACTTGTTCTAGTACTTGGATCAATCTCCCATGAAAGCCAGTTCTCAGGAAAATGTTCTGTATTCGGCATTTATAACTCCTACCTGTTTGAGAACCATGTCATTATTCCAATGAGGCTCCCCAGCACAAGTGCGGAGTGAACACAAATGACTCCTAAAACAATAGAAGCCGATTTAGCCCCATAAAGCTTAGTTCTCCAATGTTTAATTTCATCTAATTCGTCGCCCATCTCTTCAAATCTAGCGCAAAGAGTATCATTTAGTCTTGTTTGACTTTCTATATATGAATCTAGCCGTTCCATATAAACGGCTAATTTAACAGTTAACTCAGTATGGGCATCCGTCATATTTTATCCTTTGGGAGGAGTAGTCTATCTCTAAACCACTCCTCCTTATTCAAAAGATTTTACTATTGTTTAATAACCGTATAATTTAATCAGAAACTTACCAGCAGTATAAGTCGCATTTGTGACTCCTCCACCACCCGCTAGATACAAATACTGGTTAGCCGCAGGAACAACCGTCAACCCTTTAGGGGCTAAAATACCCGTCCAATCTGCCGCAGCCGTCAATAAAGCCGTTTCAGTTAAACCAGTAATAAGAGCTTCTTCAGTACCAGTGGCTTCCGTTGCCGACCAAAGGTCTACATCAGGTTCTCCACCCGCTGGCGTTTCCAAACACTGCATAAACCCAGCAAAAACAGTTCCATTTGAAGCAGCAGTAATCTTTCCAAGATGACAATTGGCCGTAGCAGCCTTACCAATAATATCGCCATCAGCATCACCAGAATTTAATCCAGTTACATCAATGACAATAGTTGTCTCGATAACATCACCCATTCGTAAAACAGAGCCTTTAAAAAGAGTGCCCGTACCAGTAGAAATACCAGTACCAGGAGTTATGTTTTTAACACTAAAGGCAGTCTCATCCGTAGAGCCGAAGAGAAGCGTCTCATTATCAGCCAAATAATTCCAATCATAGCCCATTGCAGACCTAGCAAGTACTCTCGTATCACCAGTAACATCTGACATTGCAAACGTAAGTTTAGCCATTTCTTATTCCTCCAAGTATGGGTTTATTAATAATAAGGGAGGGCAGGAACCATAAGGCTCCCACCCCCCCCCCCCCCAGGTGGTGGTTAGGCATTGAGGTCTGCAATCTTAGCCTGGACGAAGAAATTCTTGCAACGCATCTCACCAAGAGTGTATAGCAAGCCCCTGACAACCAAGCTATTAGCAGCGAAGTAGTCACGGTTCTCTACGTATTGAGTAGGCTGGGCAATCGCTAGTTCTATATAATCAGTATCTAGAACATATACGTTTGACCCCAAAGCTGCACTGGCACTGCTATGTGACTTAGGCACATCAGCATCGGGCAAAATAGGGATGCCCATGTAAGTGGCCAGCACTAGACCAGTTCGGGTACCTGGGAAGGTTCGTTCTGAACCCACACCAACTTGGTACTCTTCCTGACCCATGTACCGTTGCTGGGAGTTTAGGAGCCTCTCCAGCCTGAAATATTGATCGTGTCCCATCAAAATGAGCTTTGGTTCTCCACCATTTTCACGAATCTTCTGAATACAAGTATCAATCAGATTCAATGAGAGGTCACGTCCTACGCCAGCGTTATGCGAAAC